GCCTTATTACATTGATAATAATAGCGATGCTTGGAAATGGCAAGTAGCTGTTCCCTACAAATTCCCCAAAATCATCGACGTACCTAACTCAACTCTTGAGTTGAGCAAGCCTGGTATCGATGGTCAAGAGTTCCAACTGGTCCTCGACACTAATGAGTTCTCTAAGAACGCTATTGTGTCTGTAGGTTCTCGTCAGTATGGTCCTCGCTTCTATGTTATTAAGGACCCCGTTCCTTGGAACATGGGATTCCTTTATAGCTTCACACTTGTTACAGACAACCCAACTGTAGACTTCGTAAGTTCTACCTTCTTACAAGTAGGTATCGAGCTTGAGTTGGTTGATGCTGCAATTGGTGAGTTCGATCAAGATTTGTTAGGTCTTCCTCGTTTGGGTGAGCAAATCACTATGTTTGAATCTTTGGGTTCTGCATATGGTTTTGAGCACAAAATCACTGAGTGGGCTGATGACAAAATGATGCGTGACTCTGCAGGACGTCCTTTGGATATCCTTGTATATGCACCTCAGCGTCGTAACCAACTTCCCTTAACTCGTAACGATGTTAAGTGGGAGCCATTTATTGAGTTCTGGATGCGTAAGTCTATGCTTGAGTTGAAAGTTAAGCGTATGATTTGGTCTCGTCCTGGTACTGTAAAGACCAACGGATCTAAGCAAGAACTTAAGCGTACATCTGCTGGTGTTTATCACCGCATGCGTAACAACGGTAACCTGGTTCAATACAACCGTGGTGAATTTACTGCCAACCTGATTCGTTCTGTGTTTGGTGACCTGTTCTATCGTCGTGTGGATGTTAAAGACCGTCGTGTTAAAATGTACACTAACGAAGCAGGTTTTGACGTGTTCCAGCAAGCTTTGAAGACAGACGCTTTGAATAGCGGTCTTACCTTCATGGCTGATAGCGGAAACCGTTACATGCAGGGAGAAGGACAACACATCACTTACAACTTTGCATTCGATGCAATGGTAACTCGTGAGACTGGTCGTGTTGAACTGATTCACCTGAAGGAACTTGACCTTCCTCAATCTAACCTAGAGTTTGGACAGAACAAGAAGTCAACTCCTGTATTCATGGTGTTTGACGTAAGTCCTATGTCTGATGGCTCTATGGTTAATAACATCCGTGAGGTGCGTATGAAGGGTGCTCCTTCTATGACTTGGGGATATATCGATGGAACTCGCCACCACTTAGGCTTTGCTAAGTCTCAGGGTATGAGCTCTGCGAACAAATTCCCAGGATACGAAATCTGGATGAAGGATCGTTGTGATGTATTCATTGAGGACCTGTCTCGTACAGTGTTGATTGAAGAAATCCCACAATTCTAATAAGACTACAGCTCACGCTGTTCTTATAACCTACCGAGAAGAGATCGCCCCCCACTTTCAGGGTGGGGGTGCTCTTCTCAAACTACAGAGATGGGAATTAGGAGAATTCTTAATTGCCATGAGGTTCGGTCCTCACATCTCTGCAAATAAACCAAATAAATAAACTACATATGGGTAAGTTAGGTAAAATCTCAACACTTAAGAAGGAGTATAACAACTCTCAACTTCAAACAATGCAAGGTGGCCTTTCTTTAAGAGGGCTTACACGTATCCCTGGAACAGGGGTATTTAAGTATCCTTACAAAGAACTTGATGGTAAGTATCGTACAGGTATTGATCCTGAGGCTGCTTACATACGCAGAATCTCTGATCCTCTTGAAAGAGAGATGGAAACTGAGCGTGTAACAAATCTTAAAAATAAGCTACAAGCTGCACTTGGTGATGTTGATTTAGGTCCTCGTTCTAGTTTCTGGAACTATGGAATGTCTACATCTTCAAATGATTCATTGCACGTACAGCCTGTAAAGCTGTTAGATGGAGACAACTTCTTTGATCTTTCTATTCCTCTTCAGGAATTAGCCTTCTCTTGGTTGCGTGTTCACCCCACAATTGCAAGCTCTTATCAAGCTTGGGAGCGTGGTGAGTTTCCTGCAGATACACAGTTTTATGTGGCTGACGAGGATATTGAAAACGCAGTGATGTTCAAGAAGAAGCAACTTATCAACAAGGCTATTGTCAAGTTTGACACTATGACGCCTGAGAGAAAAAGAAAAGTGGCTCGCTTGTTGGGCTTACCTGTAACTGATGATACTAAAGAGGAAGCTGTTTACAACCTTGTAGATAATGTCCTCAAACAAACCGAGTTTAAAAACGGTAAGTATCAAGGGTTAAATCCTGTCGAAGTGTTCACACGCTTTGCAGATATGAAGGATAACTTACTCCATATCAAGGACTTAGTGAAACAAGCTCTCACACATTCTATCTATAGGGCAAGACCAAATGGTAAAATTTATGAGGGTGAGTTTGAAGTAGCTAAGGACGAAGATGATTTGATTAAGCTGCTTGCTGACGATGATAACCAGGACTTGCTCCTCACTCTCGAAGGTAAGTTGAAAACTAAGAAATTAGCTGCTCTATGATACCAGTAGATAGTTTATTATATAAGATTGACCAAAAACTAAATAAACTATCGACCAACATACACCAGCAAATAAACTTAGAAGATAAAATTCTGGCTCTCAATGAGGCCCAGATTAAGCTGATAAAACAAAAGGTTGATGGTTTTAGTGTGGTGAGTGGGATGGGACTCGATGCTTTTAAGAAGCGTTATGAGGACCTCCAAAGCTTAGTGGTCACTTACAACAGTCAACCTCTTGATCTCACCCTCAAGAACGCTGAACTAAATCAATGGTTTGCTAATCTGCACCTACTTGTTCCTAAGTACATGTTCTATATTGATGCATATGTACTAGCTGACAAAGGGGTGTGTAAGGACAGAAAGATCTGGATTAACAGGGACTTGGCTAAGCACGGTGACTTACAGTTCATTTTGAACAACACTCACTATAAGCCTTCTTTTGAATATCAAGAGACTTTCAACTTCCTTTCGACAGATGAAATATCCATCTTCACAGATGGTACCTTCACTCCTAGTAAGATATATATGTCTTACATGAGATATCCTAAGTATATCAATAAGACAGGATATGTAATGTTAGATGGCCAACCATCATTTGACGAAGATTGCGAACTTGAACTTTATCTGGAGGATGAACTGTTAGACTTAACAGTACAAAACCTAGCAATGTACACTGAGAATCAATCCGCTGTACAAAACTCGATATACAGAATTCAGACAAACGAATAAATATTTTTTAATCACCTAAAATAAAGCAAAATGGCTGATTTTTCATTAACTACGCTCTTCGTAGTACCAGTAGGACAAACTGCGCTTCCTAGCTCTGGATCTACGCAAAACTTGAGCGCTGGCCAGGTGGGTATCTTCAGAAATGATTACACACTTGCCACTGCTGCGAATATCGCTGCAGCTCCCTATTTCTATATTGCGCAGGGCCGTACAAACACTTATCTGCAAGGCTCTAAGCGTTCAGATAAAATTAAAGGCTGCCCCTCAGGAACTGGTTGCAACAGCAACGTGACTCAGTGGTACAAAGTACAAGGTTGTCCTACTCCTGTAACTCAGGTTACAGATGTGGTAAACTGGAACGTACAGTGTGGTGACATTGTTACCTTAACACTTCGTGCTCACTCTAGCTACCTGGATACCCTGTATTTCAACGGTTTCACTCGTTCAGTAACTGTAAATGCACCTTGTTGCGATTGCGGTGGTGATCCTTGTGATATCGTGGATGTACCTGCTTTGATTGATGACATCATCATTCATTTGAACTATCAAGCTCCTGGTAACAATCCTGACAACATCACTTTCTCTGACTTCTATCAGTTCCAGAGAATTGGTAACGACCAAAACGCTTTCTTGCGTATCACTGGTAAGCCTCTTACCAAATATGGTCAGCCTTGTGATGTAGCAGCGTTTCCTTTCGAGTATGACCGTATGTGGTTCCGTACATTCGTGTTTAGTGGACCTGCAACAACTGCTGACTTCATTGTAGCAGATCCTTGTAACACTGTAGCTGATCCAGTGATTATCCAGCGTTCTTCTTACGCTGTTGGTACTTCTGCTGAGATTGCTCAACTGGAGAAGAACTTCTACAGCTACCAAGCTGGTTACTTGAAGCATCTCTACAGAATGAATGGCTACAACGAGAACTTTGAAAGCTGGGTAAGTGACGGTGTTACTTATGACAGTTATTACATCAAGTTCAACGAGTATAACAAGTCTGAGTATCAGTGGGGTGACTACATCTATGAAGATAGCACTGTAATCCTTGCTGTTCCTCAAACACAAAGCAATGGTTCTGCTAATCCTATCGGTGGACTCATTGAGGCTGTTCTTGTTGCTGGTCTGGGCGCTGTAACTGCTGATAACTCTTGTATCACCACTACATCTACCACCACCACTGTATGGCCTTCTACTACTACCACATCAACTCTGATTCCGTAATAGTAGAATAGATACAAATATTATATTAACCTAAGCCAGAGGTGAGAGGATACAAACTCAGATCCTCTGGCTTATTTATTTGAAGCAACATGACAGATATAAAATTAGATATATTAGTAATTCCTACGTACAATGTACAAACACTAGGTGTTGCTGATGCATCTGTCTATCCTACAGATCCCCCTGTTGTTTCTGGAGCAACTATTGAAATCAATGTTCCTGGTTTTGGAGTGGTGATTAAACCGTTCAGTGTTAATGACTTTAATGTATTCACTACATCAAATCTAGGACTTAGCCCTGTAGGAGTGGACCAACCACTACCTGACGGGGTTTATCATTTAAGGTATTCTGTAGCCCCTGCATATAAAAACTTCGTAGAGAAGTCCATCATGCGTGTGGATAAGCTACAAGAGAAATTTGATAACGCTTTCATGAAGCTTGATATGATGGAATGTGATAGAGCTATCAAAACCCAAGCTAAGGTGGACCTCACCTCCATATACTTCTTCATCCAAGGATCTATAGCTGCAGCTAACAATTGTGCTACGAATGAGGCTATGAAGTTGTATAATCAAGCTGACATGATGCTTAACAACTTCCTCAAGAACAACTGCGGATGCTCTGGAAATAACTACGTAATAAACTTCTACTAATATGGCAAAGTGTCGAAATTGTGGAGCTAACGTTGGGTGTGGATGTCAATTGATTAACGGTCTTTGTGGACTGTGTAATGCAGCTACTAAACAAGGACGAAAAATTATAACAAATGTTATCACCAAGGCTTACCAGCTGTCCAGAGTGCGCTAGTATTCCTGCACTTATTGCTGAAATAGATTGTAAGCTAGCCAATCTAGCAGGTAATCTATACAACAATATTGTTTACATTCTGAACCAACCCGTACCTGGAGGAGCAATGTTAGACTTGCTCAACTACAGGAGAATTCTTGTTTACAAACTTTGTAATCCAAATTATGCCGCTGCATTCACTGTAAACATGATTGCAAGCAGAGTTAAAATTCTAAATTCTAAATAAATGTCTTGTTCTAATTGTTTTAATGGATGTGCAGAGATTGTTTCCGATCAATGCGTACGATATACAGGAGTTGATGTTGCCATTCTAGGAATCAAAAATGGTGATTCTCTTTCGTATGTTGAACAAGCACTGATTGAGTTTCTCACCTCTACACTAGATGGTACAGGAATCAACTTGACCATCAACCCCGCAATCATATGTGATATTGTAAATAAAAACCTGGTTGCTTGTGAAGACCTTACACTTCCCAATGTAATTAGTGCCATCATCAAGGCTGTTTGTGAGCTTGACACACGACTCACTACACTAGAAGGTGACTTTGCTGCACTAGAAGGACCTTACACGGTGGGATGTCTCACTGGTGTAGATTCTAATTCTGGAACTCATGCCATCCTTCAGGCAGTAATTACAAAGCTTTGTGCACACATTGTTGATTTTGATGCATTTGTGTTGGATGTTGAAACTAATTATGTAAAGAAGTCAGAGCTCTGTGCTTTGGTGGCAGCTTGTACACCACCTGCTCCTCCTGCTTCCTACAAGGATAGAATGGTGCCTTTCACCGTT